ACAACCAGTGGATTATCCGATTGAAGTCGAGGTCCATAAGCAACCCATAAACAAACTATACCTGGGGATCTTTCTAGGTTTTTGGATTGGTTACGCTCCTTATATCATTCATCAAATGCAATGGCTAAGATAGAGCATACATGCAATGTTTGTGCCAGTGAATATGATGAAGATGAGGGTGGAATTGAAGGTTACTTCGGCATCATTGAAGTAGCTTTTTGTCCCTGGTGTTATTCATCTATAGTTGATATGGTCCATTATCACGACATCTCTTATGACGACGACGAAACTTCGCATACAAATCACTGAAAAGTTTGAACCCTTTCTAGAACCACATCGCTATAAGGTGGCCCATGGCGGACGAGGTTCTGGCAAATCCTGGACAATCGCGCAGCTGCTGGTACTTAGAGCTTACCGAGAAAAGACAAGGATCTTATGCGCCAGGGAGATTCAGAAGTCAATCAATGACTCAGTGTTGTTGCTGCTTGCTGATACCATCGAGCGAATGGGCCTGGAGGATTTCTTTGAGATACAAAAGACACAGATCATTGGTCGCAATGGCTCACGCTTTAGCTTTGAAGGACTCAGATCAAACATCACCAAGATCAAATCAATGGAAGGAATCCAGGTGGTATGGTTGGAAGAAGCTGAAAAAATAACCGCTTCCAGTTATGACACACTCATTCCGACCATAAGAGCTCCAGGCAGTGAGATCTGGATCTCGTTTAATGCCCAGGATCTACTGGATCCAACTTACCAAAGATTCGTAGTCAATCCGCCAGAGGACTCATACGTTATTAAAGTCAACTATGTTGATAATCCTTGGTTTCCAAAAGAATTAGAGAAGGAAAGATTACACCTGGAGAAAGTCGATAAAGCTTTATACAAGCATATTTGGCTCGGAGAACCACTAGAAAATAGGAAGGGTGCTTACTATGCCAGGCAGATCGAAGCAGCCAGAGAGGATAACAGGATTACTAAAGTTCCAATTGATCCAGTGCTGCCAGTAAATTCATTCTGGGATCTTGGAATCGCAGACGCAACTTCGATATGGCTAATTCAGAGAGCTGGCACTGAGCTCAGAGTTGTTGGTTATTATGAGAATAGCGGAGAAGGCCTTCAACATTACATTAATTGGCTGCATGATTTTCGAGATACGCATGGCATCACCTTCGGAGATCACTGGGCCCCACATGATATTCAAGTTCGAGAGCTGACTACTGGTAAATCAAGAAAGGATCAAGCGCGCCAAATGGGGATCGTGTTCCGAGTGACACCAAATCTACCAATCATGGATGGCATTGAAGCTGCCAGGAGAATATTGCCCAGGTGTTATTTCGATGAAAAGCGCTGCGCTGATGGAATTAGAGCTTTAAGTTATTACCGCTGCGAGTATGACGAGGACAAAAGAGTTTACAAGGATCGACCGCTGCACGATTGGAGCTCACATGGCGCTGATGCCTTCCGATATTTTGCTGTTGCCTGGATTGATAAACGCTATGAAGGTATGACCGGTCCAGCTGTACTCAAGCAAGATTGGAAGATCTTTTGACTTGGCTTAAACACTCACTCATTGAAGAGTGGAAGTATGATTATGCTGAATGGTATGTTTGTTTTGAGCATGGCGATATGCCCTGGAAACTTGCTAAATTACTTAAACCAGGCTTTCGTCATGTCTGGGCAGTACGTTGGGATGGCTTCAATTGGATCTCTTTTAATCCTAGGCTTGGCGGGACTGACATCGAGGTTTTACCCTTTGGTCCACAACATAAGATACAAAATGTTGTCAATGATACTAATTGTAGTGTTATAATCCACGTTAATATTCGTCGAGATAATACCAGGATCCGAAATCCCTGGCCTACACTTTGCACCTGTGTAGAGCAAACAAAGGCTTTATTAGGGATTGGAGGGATTAAGACTTGGTGGATTTATAGGCCTTATCAATTGTATAAATATTTAATAAAGGAGTGTCATGGGAAGCCGGAAAGATTCTTGGAGTTACGTTAAAGGTGGAGATCCTAACGCTAAAAAAGCAAACAAAACGGCTAACACAGCAGCTTTCAATAAGTCAGTTGACAAAATGAACGCAGATAAAAGACGCTTCCAAGAAATAGATCGTAGTGTTTCAAAAGGTACTTACACTCAAAAGAAAACAACAAGCAATCAGCGTAATTCGTTATTAGGCGGATTGTAATGGGACATTTAATTAATTAAGGAGCATCATGGGAAGCAGGAAACCAACACCACCACCGCCACCTCCAGCACAAACTAAAGCTGAAGTAAGGCAAGAGAAAGAAGAAGCCAAAGTTGACAAGCAAATTGAAGCTAGAGAAGAAGCTCGTAAACGCGCTAAGAAAGGTCGTCGAAGCTTAATTTCTGGCACGAAAGATGAAAGAGGTATTTACAGCAACACGTTAGGTTAATATGTCTAAATTTAAAATCCCTAAAGAGCTAGGGACAGTCAAAGAACTGATAGCTCGATATGAAGCAGCGAAAAGCAGAAAGGATCCTTGGATCAATCATCTAAGAGAATGCTATGATTTTGCACTGCCCCAGCGTGAAAACTTTTCCCTTCATACACCAGGACAAAAAAAGAATGTCGACATCTATGACTCGACCGCAGTCATGGGAGTTCAGAAGTTTGCATCAAGATTACAAGCTACTCTCATTCCGCCCTGGCGACAATGGACCAAACTCGTTGTTGGATCAGAAGTTGTTGAAGATGAAGATGAAGTCCAGGAGTATTTAGACGAAGCCAACGACATTCTATTTGATCACATTAATCATTCAAACTTTGCTACCCAGGCACATGAAGCTTTACTAGATCTCAGTGTTTCAACTGGCGCTTTAATGCTGGAAGAAGCCGAGCCAGGTGGCGATTCATTATTACATTTCACAGCAGTTCCGCTTGCAGATCTTTATCCAGAAGAAGGACCAAAAGGATCTATTGAAACGATCTGGAGAAATCACAGTGTACCAGCTAGGCATATTGAAAGGATCTGGCCAGGCGCTGAGTTATCAGATGAAGCTGCAAGAAAAGTTAAAGATAAGCCAGATGCTAAGATTGATCTGATCGAAGGCACTGTATTTGCTCCAAAAGAAAACGCTTATTATCAATGCGTGATCGAGAGAGAGCATCAAAAAGTGATATTTACAAGGTATTACGAAGTTTCTCCTTGGATCGTGTTCCGGGAAATGGTTGTACCAGGTGAGATCCTTGGTCGAGGTAGAGTGATGCAAGTGCTACCAGCGATCAAAACAGTTAATAAAGTTAGTGAATTTGCACTTCGCAATGCAGCTATCGCTATTTCTGGGATCTACACAGTAACTGATGATGGAGTTATCAATCCATATAACATCAACCTGGAGCCAGGCACAGCCATCCCGGTCGGATCTAACGATAGTTCTAATCCTACACTTCGCCCTTTGGAAAGAGCTGGTGACTTTAATGTGTCTGAATTAGTCATGGAGGATCTTAGAGAAAGCATTAACAAATGTTTGTTTGCAGATCCTTATGGCGGTATGGACTCTCCAACTAAGACAGCGACTGAAATGTCAATGCGTGGTCAAGAATTGGTTATGGATGCCGGATCAGCTTTCTCCAGGCTGCAGACTGAGTTCATTGAAAAGATTATTAAGCGATCTGTCTATATCTTAAAGAAGAATGGCAAGCTTGGTGAGTTTAAAGTGGATGGTCGTGAAGTTACGATCAAGCACACTTCACCTTTAGCCAGGGCACAAGATCAAGAAGATATGTTAGCAGTACAGCAATACATGGAAATGACAATGGCACTTGGGCCAGAAGTCTTTGCGTTGGGAACAAAGATGGAAGATATGCCGAGCTATATAGGTAAGAAGCTGGGTATCGATCAAGAGTTGTTAAGATCACAAGAAGAGAGAACAGAAATGCAAGCGCAAGCAGCAGAAGCAATGCAAGCGCAGCAAGAACAGGAGATGCAAGATGGCGGAGAGCAGTTGGGATAAGTTAGATCTTGATGGTAAAGAGATACAAAAAACTAAGGAAGAGAACCAAGCTAAGTCGAATGAAATAGCTGGTCAATTCCAAGAGTGTTTTAGTACAGATGCGGGCAAATATGTTCTGGATCGGTTGAAATCTATTACGGTTGATAAACCAGTGCTAAACCCAAACTCGACACAATTCGGTGCCGGGATTAGAGAAGGACAAAACAACATAGTCAGACAGATTATCGACCAGTTGTCTTTGTCAGATAAAAAATAACTTTGGAGATAAATATGAGCGAAGAAGAAACTTTGATAGAAGAAAACTCAGTAGGAGAAGCTGCAACAGAAGAAGTAGTTCAATCTACTGAGGTCGAAGCAGCAGCACCAGAAGAAGGTGAAAAGCCTGAATGGTTAAAAGATAAATACAAATCAGTGGAGGACCAGGCCAAAGCCTATGCTGAACTAGAAAAAAAGTTCGGAGGTTTCACTGGATCGCCCGAAGGCGAATACGAAATCAAAGCACCAGAAGATCTGCCAGGCGAATTCGATATGGAAGATCCTAGGTTAGAGTGGTTTCAAAATGTAGCTAAAGAAACAAACATGAGCCAGGCTACATTTGAT